CAAGAGCAATGTGACAAACATGTAGTCAAAATGATTGTCGAGTCAGCACAGATGTTGTCAACTGCGCATCGTATGCTTGACGGTCAAGTGTATCGTAAACCATCCAAGTCTGGCAAGACCATGATCAAATATTACGATCATCCCGAACTAGACGATGTGCTCTACAAGGCTGTCCACCATCATCACCCATGCACCGTCTGGACGATGGAGTCGGTTTGCAACTACATCTGGCACTACAAACACTTCGTTGCTCTCTGTGATGAATATATGTATCGTTATGGTAAACGACACTTGACAGACACCCTTCTACGTAGTATACTTATGACTCCGCCGGTGCGTATACCACGCGTCGAGCGTACACAGTTTAAGCTTGCTATGGGTTCTAACCCTGAGTGTATGCTAGAGTGTCCAGTCGAGTCATACCGCGCATTCTATCAGACCAAGCAAGATCGGTTTAGTATGACGTGGACTAGTCGTCCAGTACCATCATGGTTTGAGGTAAAGAATGAAAGAACTAGTGCTTAAGATTGTTAAAGAAGAGATCAACGAAAAGATGGATCAGATTCGTAAACTGCCCATCGACAACACCGAACCCAATACCAAGTTTCATTTTTTAACTGCTGAGTTGGGTGCGATGCAACAGATATTGCGTAGAATGGAACAAGAACTATGATTCACGGTTCAATGAGACACACCCCATCGGGAAGGAGAAAAACATACAATGCATGGACTACTAAGAAAAGCAAACCAGTGGAGTTTAAACCACTTAGGGACACATTTAGTTATCGTGGTGATGACGTTCATTACCCTTCTGCTGATAGCGGCGGGTGTGCAACTGCCAAGCCTGATCAGTTGTCTTACACCGGCACCCTAGTCAAGGGAATCGGTACAATGCACAAGTCGAACGCTATTCCGGTTATCGACGAACAACAGATGAAAGACCTTGCGTCTATGCGTCGATAATTGTGTAATATTCACATAAAAAAGTTTCAAAAAAGTGTTGACTTCTTTCTCAGATTTGATATAATGTATATGTAAAGTTGAGTTGAGAGAGAAACAAATGATCAAGTTGAAACCCGCAAGTCCCCAACGATTCGCCGAAGTTCTTTTCGGTAACGCCATCCTCTGGATGTTCGTCTACGCCGCGATACAACTCTCTGCTGGCCACCCAGTTGAACCCTACGTCTACTAAGGATTTATTATGTTGAAATTTGAAAACACTGCGAACGTCGGAGACATGATCCGCGCATACGATTTTGAACCGATGTCAGATCGTCCCGATTCCTACCTCGTCGGTGAGGTACTTGAGAAGGGTGCGATTTGGGCGAAACCCCACTACACTGCTCCTCGCAAGGTCTACATGTGTGACGGGTACACCATCTTCGTCAAGGACTCTGTGACAGGCTCTGTAGAACACGATATGCAACGTGTGGGTCGTATCATGTATGTCCCCTTTCAGATGGCTGGTCGTGATTTTGATAACCGTGTGGAGGTTGTGGTAGAATGAAGTATAACAAGGAAGCAGTTCAGAAGCAGATTGACAAGGATCGTCGCATCAAAGGTAAGGAAGCAAAAGCAATTCATGCTCTACTAAAGGGGAGAACACGATGAGTGCTACGTTTGAACGAATCTGGGAGGAGTTGGTTCCTCGCGAAGGTAACGCCGCGACAGTTGCGGGTGAGATGATCCGTGCTGCAGGTCGTCTGCGTTACGACTTCTACAACAACGGTATGGGCAACAACACGTCTGGTGCCTTGAAGTTCCTACGTGAGAAGGGCGCGATCGACAAGGAGTTGTTCGAGTACGTCTTACCCTACACTACAGGTCGTCTCTATGAAGGCAACTACGACGGTGATTTCTTCCATCACGCGATCGATCGCATCGTGGAGATGACCACCAAGATGGTGACCTACAATCCTCAGCTGATGACGATGGAGAACACCGAAGACATGTTCGACTACTCCGATGAGGATCTCGATGAAACTTGCCCAGAGTGTGGGGGAATAGGTTACGACGATTATGCGGACGAAGATTGTTACATGTGTGACGGATCTGGATTCGTTGATCAATAGTTTAAGAGGGGAGTCGGTCTTTCGAAGATTCCGACTGACAGGTAAGTGGACCGCTCCCCTATTTTTACACTTTGTGACTTATTACCAAAAATAACTCTTGCATATTTTCTAAACATGTGAGATAATGTCTGTGTTGAGTGAGTGGAGAGAGTTATGGAAAATTTAAAAGGTCGTTCAGTTGAGATTGTTTCTGGTGCAATGTATGCGCCTCGTATCGGTGAGGTCATTGAAGACCGTGGCGAACAGTGTGTCGTTCGATGTCCTGCCAACGGTGAGTTCGAACAGTCTATTCACTACATTGCAAAGTTTCGATTGCTTTGCAGTGAGTATCCATTCTGTGATGTCCCCAGTGCGGTCGGTGTCTACTTGATCGCGAAACCAATTGTAGAGGAGTGTGCGTAATGTTTTGGGAGGTGGTTGCTGTCCGCCATGCTGTAATAAAGCAGATGAATTTACCTAACAAGAATTATGGTCGTCGAGATGTCCATATTGATGAAGCCACAATAAGGGTCGCTTTCAACTGTCCAGTCACAGCGAGAAGGTATGTTGATAGTCTGGATGATTATTATTACCGCGATGGTTATGTGAGATTTGTATTAGAGGAGTGTGCGTAATGTTTAAAATGCCAAGAACCATTTGGAGAACCTACTTGGTCGAGTTCACCAAGTACGGTAAGCGAGTGTTCGAGGAACTGACCTACCTTGATGTGGTCGGTGAACCCGAACGGGCTGTCGGTTCAACTGTGACGGTTGTCGTCAACAAACAGAAACGAATCGGCATCATTCACGGAATTGCGTAAGGAGACCTATGTCTAAAGTCATCAAGTTGAACTTCACTAAGAAGGTGCGTTATATCTTCGACAAAGAGACTGAAGAAAACGCACAGCTTGGAGAAAAAGTTTTAAATCACTTCGGTTCATTCATCGACAACTCATGGGAGATGACCGATGTGAAAAGATTCCACAAGACCCTTCGTGAGTGTGGGTTATCAGTTGAGGAGTTCCTCGCAAAGAAATGGACAGCACCCAAGAAGAAGGCTCCTGCCAAGACGCGGGTAAGGAAGAAGAAGTGAGAGCGGCATACCGAAGAGCAATTGATGCGGGATTGACTACCTCTCAAGCCCAACGGTATTCCGACTATTACCGTCGCAAGACGGTTCTACCAAAACGCGACAGCGAAAAGACTAAGACCTACAACGCAGAGTGGAAGCTCGAAAATGAACACCCTGAGTTGATCGGTCCGCTCAACGAGTTCAGGGATGTGGAGAAGTTTGTAAAACAAGTAACTGCATCCAAGACATGGGAGAAGGTCTCCCGATACCACGGAAAGGTGCGGGTCGTCCAATCGCGTAACATGGGAAGTCGAGCCGCCTACATGGGCAGGTCGCACGGGTCATGGATCGAGATCTCGCCTGCGTTTGACTTTAACAAGTACATCGTCCTACACGAACTGGCGCACAGTGCGGGACACAGTCACCACCATGTGACCTTTCGGCAGACTTTACTGAAGTTGGTGTCGAGGTTCCTTGGTCGTGAGACTGCCTCGATCCTGAAGGCAAACTTCAAGGAACAGGGTCTGCGAGTGACGCCTGCGAAACCGAAAGATCCAGAGTCGTGGTTGCGAGCTGCGCAACGCGCTCCATTAAATAATATGGTTATTCCAAAATAATCTAAAAAAGTACTTGACTTTATTTTCAAATCAAGTATAATATGTATTGTGAGTTGGGGAGATCTGGTCTCTCGACTAGGAGCCTTCGGGTTCACTGTTTGTCTCTCTGAGACATCTGGAGTCAGAATAGGAACTTTGTTCACTGCTTCTCCCCCTCACTCTTTATTAAGAGGTTGTTATGAGTTGTTTACAAGGATACATTGATGTGTCCTACGAAAAGTTGGTTGAGGTTCTGGGAGAGCCTAACATCTTCTACGAGTTCAAGTTCGAAGCGTACGACATCTACGGAGAAGACTTTGAGATTACTATCGCCAGTCAATACGATGGAACATGGAATGTCTTTGCGAGTAATGACTGTGCGATGGAGATTGTTGAACGAAAGATCCAACCCCTCTATTGTGAAAAAGTAACATAAAAAAAGTGTTGATTCATGTTTCAAAATCAAGTACAATTACTCTGTAATTTGATGATAAGAGAATGATGATATGAGATACAACTACAGCATGGTAAACCCTCAAGTGATGAGTGACGCCAACTCTGAGTTGGTTGATGAATTGTTTGCTGATTGGTCTTTAGAAGACACTCCAGAAGCCTTGCTTGATGAGCAGTTCTTCCGCGACTTTCACAGCTCGCAAAACTGTTTAGCGGCGGTTGGTGGTGTGTCTTCGCGTGAGTTAGGTGAAGACTTAGGTCCCTTATTGCGTATAGATGGTAGTGAGTGGTAAAATTACCATAAAAAAGTTTCAAAAAAGTGTTGACAATTTTCCAGAATTTGATATAATACTTGTGTAAATTGAGTTGAGAGAGTTGATTATGAAAACATTGATTGAGAAGTACGAAGCGCGTGGTCTTGAGTTGGAGATCGACGAAGCCAAGATCACTGCAGTTTGTAAGCGTCCTACTAAACGTGCCCGTTTGGGTTACAAGACTGAGTTCGCTTACCGATACGGTAGTGTCGCTCGCATGATCGAACATGTCGAAGAGTTCCTTGCGGGTCTCGAACGTGCCGACCAGTGGAAGGAAGAGCGTAAGATCGCTCGTGCCGCCGCTAAGGCTGCCGCCCTTGAGGGTGTCAAAGAGGGTGACATTTACGTCGCGTCTTGGGGTTGGGAACAGACCAACATCGACGCCTACCAAGTTGTCGCCAAGAAGGGTGCTACTGTCACTCTGCGTGAGATCGCGGTTGCCTCTGTTGAGGGTTCTGAGGGTTTCATGAGTGACCGCGTTGTCCCCGTCAAGAACGAGTTCATCGGTGGTGAGTTCAAGAAGCGAATCACTGGTAAGTACATCAACATTGACGATGTACGAAGTGCAAGCCCTGCCGAAGAAGGCAAAGAGTTCTACCGCAGTTGGTACGCGTAATGAACTTTCGTCACTGGTGTGCTGAGAAGTGGTTCCAACACTGCGAAGAGATCGAGAGTCTCACAGGTCGGAACCCAATGTATAACTCGCGAGAGTATTTTGGAATGTATAAGTGGTGGTTGCGGAGAGAGTACCGCCACGAAATGAAAGGAGAGAAGTAATGTTTACAGCAAAGCCTAAGTTAAATAACCATCTTGATGTTCGAGAGTTCGAGGTCGTGTTAGACGCCGTCAATTACTTGAATGAGTATAATAAGATGGGTAAGCAGTTCCAAGATGAACACGGTCAGTTTGTGCCTACTATGAAGGCAGAAGACTGGTGGTTGCTTGGTAAGTTAAGTGCCCCCGAGGGGTTCGAGTTTCGTGATAATAGGTTAGTGGAGTCAAAGCAATGACAGAATGGTATGCGCGTGGTGAAGTGGGAGAGTATCTTCGGGATCTTTTTGATTCGGTGATTGATGATATGATCTCACCTGAGATGGCGGTTTCTAGTATGGAAGCTATTGGTATGAGTGAAGTCGAGATTCGAGAGGCGATCCAAGATGAGATTGACCTTCTCGAAGCGTTTGATGAAGTCATCCCCGAAGTAACGGTTCATTAAGGAATAGGTATGATTGCCGAAAATATTATTGTAGAAAACGCCCCTAGTTTTGAGATTTCTGATTATGTCTTTCGTTGTGCGGAGTCAATCGGAATTAATCGTCTGGGGGGTTATGTAAAGGTTGTGTTCGAAGATCATATGATCGGCAATTTTTCGGGTGAGACAGATGGTGACGAAGATCGGGTTGATATTCGTTTCTCGACATACGATCAAGATGATCAGTCGTTAAAGATTAATATCGCTCACGAGATGGTTCATGCTGTTCAGATTCTAACAGGGCGACTTATTCACATAGGTCTTACACTTGACGAAAACGGAATATTGTCGTATAATCATATATTCGATGGCGTTGAGTATAAAAATCTTCCTTACGCAGAACATCCGTGGGAAGAGGAGGCATATAGGTATGAAGAAGAAATCTACGAGTCGGTCGAATCCGGTGGCGAAACACTCGCCGAAGTTCAATCGGCCATCCACCCACATTGATCGTAAGAAAGAGGTCAAGAAACGAGGCTATCCCGAAGATCGCCTCTATCCTAACAATGAACACTCTTGACAACAAGAGTTTTTTGGAGTATAATAGATGTCAATTTCGAAAGAAGAACGTTACGCAATGATTCGTGCAGCTGCACTTAAGATTCAGAAACGTGGCAAAATCAGTGCGGCAAACAAGCGTCTCGCTGATGAAGTAGAACGTCTTGATCGTCAAGACTATAAGTCGGATGTACGTTGGGGTGATGAGACCAAGTTTGTCAATACTCATTACTCTGAAGTATATGAAGCAAACCAGTACGAGGAGTGGAATTAATGTCCCTACCTGAAAACCTTATTGACTTAGGTCAATATCCTCGCAATGATGTAGAGCTCATTACACGTGAGTATATGCGTATTGCGTATCTAGACACTCTAGACACCTTCATTAAGGAGTTCGCAGAACTACCCGAAGAAGATGAGAAACGTCAAAATGTGATCGCAACCCTTGAAGCGTTCGAACACACGATTGCAGTTCTTGACCAGAGTGAAGAGTTTCTCGAAGCCGTTCATGCAGATACTGGTGAAGAAGGCGGAGAGGATGATGAGTTCGAACGATTCTAAGGAGGCAGTAATGTCATACGATAACATCGTTGAACAGTTAAAGTCTAACATCCTACAAGTCACGTTTACGAAGGTGAATGGAGAAGAGCGCGTTATGCCTTGCACTCTGTTACCTGAGTTATTACCTACGCGTGAACAGGGTGAGACTGCGGCTGCATTGGCTGTGAACAACTCAGTGGTACGTGCGTTCGCTATCGATAAGCAAGCATGGCGCTCTTTCCGTGTGGAAAACGTCACGCAAGTTGAGGTACTCGATGGATGAACAAACTGAAGAGAAGTTCCTAACCAAAAAATCTTTCTCGGCAATGATCGAGAGTTTCGTATATAGAAACAAACAGTCCTATATGGACGCTATAGTACATCTGTGTGAAGAGAACGGACTAGAGTTGGAAGATATCAAGAAGTACCTATCTCCGACTATAGTTGAGCATCTTGAGGCCGAGGCGAGACAGTTACATTTCTTACCCAAGCAGAACACACTAGACGTATAAATAGAAGAGCCCTAGAGGCAATTCATACTTAAGTTTATATTTTAGTTAATACAAGGTACATATTATGTCTTTTGCAAATCTAAAGTCCAGATCTATGGACATCTCCAAACTTGTCACTGCCGCGACCGAAGCGTCAGGTCAGACAACCAACACCAACAAATACCAAGACGATCGCAAGTGGAAGCCAACTGTTGATGAACAGGGCAACGGCTACGCTGTCATTCGTTTTCTTCCTGCTACCGAAGGTCAAGATCTTCCGTGGGTACGTTACTGGGATCACGCGTTCAAGGGTCCAACCGGACAGTGGTACATCGAGCGATCACTCACGACTCTTGGTCAGAATGATCCAGTCGGTGAGTTGAACTCCCGTCTGTGGAACTCAGGTATCGAAGAAGACAAAGAGACTGCACGTCGCCAGAAGCGTCGTCTACACTACGTCACTAACATCCAAGTGATCAACGATCCCGCGAATCCAGCGAACAACGGTAAGACGTTCATCTATGAGTTCGGCAAGAAGATCTTTGATAAAATTATGGATCAGATGCAACCCGAATTTCCTGGCGAGACTCCGGTAAACCCATTTGATTTCTGGGGTGGCGCAGACTTCGAGTTGAAGATCCGCAACGTCGCGGGTTATCGCAACTATGATAAGTCTGACTTCAAAAGCACATCTCAGTTTTTGAACGGTGACGAAACACAACTCGAAGCAGTATACAACTCTTTGTATGACCTGAATGAGTTTGTAGTTCCTAACTACCCTAACGCACACGACGCGAACTGGTTCAAGTCTTATGACGAACTAAAGGCGAAGTTGGAGACCGTATTGGGTCTTGCAACAGGTGCGGGTTCTACTGTTAAGAACGAGGCTCTATCGAGTGCTGAAGAAGCACCGCCTTGGAACACTGCATCTGAACCAACAATCGTAGCCGCTCCTGCCCCTGCCCCTGCAGCGGTCGCGACCGAAGAAGACGACACTCTGTCGTACTTCGCACAAATGGCAGCGGAGGACTGATACATGGATACTAACGCAATTATTTTAGCTCTTGCGGGACTGGTTGTGTTTGGTCTGATCTACCGATCAGCATCAAGCAAGCCAGAGAAGACGACTAGGGTTGGTCCCGCTGAACCCGATCCTTCTCCTAGACCTATCCCTTCCCCTCGACCAAATCTGGAAAACTTATCAAAAAATGAGTTAATCGAGACTGCTGAGAGGAATGGAGTTACGGTTCGTAAATCTTGGAACAAATCGAGAATTCAGACTGAAATTGAAACATATTTGAAGTAAAAAGTAAGGGGACATCAAGTCCCCTTTTTCTTATCTGCGTGTTCCTACGTATGGGTCTTGAGGGTCAGTAGATGTTAAGTTTCCGGTCACGATAGAAGTACCGCCTCCACCACCGCCACTAGAGACGTTCGACGTGCTATTATCTATGGCGACAATTTGTGGAGCGTTTTTAGTTTCATCATTTTCTTTTATCAGGGAACTCATGTTACTAGAAGATGTTGGTGATGCTTGTCTTGATGCGTCATTGATCGATAAGATGGAATCTATTTTGCTAAACGTCTCATTAGGTATATTTTTTAATCCAGGCTTAAATTCTAGTTCTTGTCCTTTTGGAGTCTTAGATTTCCCGCCCTCATACATTGCTTCATACATAGGAAGGGTCAATGCGATTAATTCACCAAGCTCGCTTATTTCTTTTTTTGTATTTCTAAAGTTAAAGTCTGTGTTTGAAAGTTCAGATAACGCGGATGTCATTTTTAAAACGGCATTTGATGCCGGATCAAATTTTTCTAATTTAGAAAGGTCTACGGTTTCGAGACTTTTCAATCCTTCGGTTATACGTTCATACACGGAAGATGTGTCTCCGGTTACGAATCTAGTGACGCCCTCAAAAATCTTACCGATACCGTCCACACTACTCGCAAAAGTCAGGGCGGCGATACCAGCAGCTGTTGTGGCTGCTATCGCTGGAAACCCTAGGAGTTTTGTATAATCGGGGGATGTAAGTCCAGTCAGACCTTTACCCAAGTTGATCATCATATCACGAAGGTTGGATCCGTCAACGTTCATCCAAGACATCGCCTTATCGCCTAGTGCAAGGCCTGCAAAGAATCCTCCAATACCCGCACCAATCGCAGTCATACCGAGCGCAGCTTTACCTAATATCTTCAAACCCATACCTTTCGGCAATGCGCCAAATATTCCGCCCACAGCCAAAAGTGCACTTAACCCCGCTAACTGACCTCCACTAAACGCGCTCAAACCTTCGGCGAGATTGATCATCATAGACTTAAGTTTAGACCCATCAACATTCATCCAAGCCATCGCTTTATCGCCCACCGCAAGACCTGCGAAGAATCCTCCAATACCAA